TGATCCCGAAGACCCGCCACCACTAGGAGGACTAGAAGGAGGAGGAGTGTAACTCTGTCCAGACGTTTGTTGACTTGATGTGTCAACTGGGTCAGTTTGAGAGATATTACTTGAATCAGATTGACTCGTTGAAGTGGTGTTGGAAACATTTGTTTGTACCGATGAAGAAACTGTTGTATAAGAAGTAGATGTTGGATCTAATGACCTAGAAGTCCTACTCTCCTGTGGTGTATCATATATTATAGCATGAGGAGTGGTAGTATGTGCAATACCTACCATTTTAGCACCTGTTGTAGGATGAACATGAAAAGGTCCATAGTATGGTTCTCCATTCACAAATCCAACAATTCCAGCACCTCTTGGTGTTATACAATCAATAACTTGTTTTACTTTACCTTGATAAGAAGGTCTTGGTGCTAATTGTGCTTTTAACAAAGCTCCAGTTCCAGTTGATGATATTACATCTATTTCTGGTAAAGTACTAAATGCTTCCAAATCATTCATCGCTGGATCAGGTGGAATCACATTTAATATTCTTCCCTGTTCATCTAAGAATTTTTCATATACATTCCCTTTATCATCTACAACTTTATCTTCTGGTTTATAATTTTCACCTGGTTTTACGACAACAACATGATCAACTGTATATACACCTTCATCATCAGTTTCAATTACAGGAAAATTCTCACCACCACTTACAATATATACATCCGTAACTTGTTGATAAGTAGGTGAAGATGGATCATAGTCGATCACTGATCTAGCAACTGCACCATAACCCTTTCTACAAGTGTCAGTTATTTCAACAAATGGAGGAGACTTGTAACCAGTACCAGGATTTATTACTTTCATCCCAATAAGACTTGCAGTTTGTTTTGCAAAAGTATCACTTACAATCGCACCTAAGATTGGGTTAACTTCTGCTCCTGATCCTCCACCACCGAATAAGTTAACTTTAATTCCTGAACAGTTTAATGGTGGTCCAGTATAACAACTACTTAAAGTACTACTAAAACCAGGTGTGCTTACATCAGGTCTCATAAAATCAAACAGTCCTAAATTACCTATCACACCACCAGGACTTGCTGCTGCCTCTTTTAGTTCTTGAGCAGCATTAGCAATACTTAAAACTTGTCCAGCAATATTTTCAAGATTAACTCCAATAGGTCCAATACCAAGTATCCACCCGTTTGTTTTTCCTCCTAAATCAGCATCAGGCACATCACAATCACTAAACGCACTCGCAAGACCAAGTAACCCTTCTCCTTTTGATCTTAGTAAATCCTCAATACCTCTTCCACCTGCTAAACCAGGAGGAAAAATTTTACCAACACCACCTATAGCATCCGCTAATTCGGTGTTAATACCCTTTATCATATCATTCATTAACGCACCAATGAATTGATCTCCTATACAATCCGTAAAGTTCTCTACATTATTAGTAAAATCTGTAAGAAGATTTGCAACATCAAGAACTAATTTATCAGTCACCTTCTTCACAACACAAGGCATAGCATCTTGAATATTTAAAACTGGTGTAATCATCGCTTTTTGTGCTGCAGTTGCTGCTTTTTTGGCAAGTGCGATATCACCAGTTTCTGCTAATACTTTTGCATATTCATCTTTATAAAGATTATGGAGTCCACCATTTAATTCTGGTGACAATGAATCAAAAGTTGTATTCACCATATCTTTTATCATACTTTTGGATTGACCCACTATTTGTTCTGCACCTTCAAATATACCTTTGAATTTGTCCTTAAATGTCATTGACTTCATTTCAGTCAGTGTATTTTTTAAAGTATTTTTAACAGCATTTGTTGCCTTCGCATTACTTGCTGCACCTGCTGCACCCTGTGCAAACATTATCTCCTGACCNATTGCTCTGAACGCTGTTGCTGTTGGATATCCATATTGTCTCTTCAAACCTTCAACCATTTGTGTGGCATTAGTTGTTGCTTGACTCAATCCAGTTTGTAATGAACCAGCAGCTAATACCTGTTGCATTTCTGCAGATGCCTGAGATGCTGCATCTTGAAGTTGTCCAGAATCTACAAGTTGTTCTAATTGTGCTTTACCCTCTTCTAAATCTTTATTTAAATCATCAACTATTTCTTTCGTTAAAAATCTTGGTGATACTTGACTATTTTTTGAATCATCACCACCTTCATTTACAGGTATGAATTCATTATTTGGTTTTATTTTACTCGTATATCCAGTAAATGGTTGAAATGGTACAGTATATTCCTCACTTCCACCATAGTATGATGCAGTACTAGCAAAAATTCCTAAAATAACAGGGAGTTGTGCATCATCACCATCAAGAAAAAATCCCATTACAGTATCGCCTGGTGCAATACGAAGTGATCTAGCACGATTTGCTTTACCAGATCCACCTTGAGGTGATAATAAAACTTGTGCCCAAGGTAAATCCTCATCTGCTAGTTCAGTTATATCGGCAGGATGATATCCGTAAATACGAACTTTCATTCTACATCCCCATGTATTTCCGATTTGATTTAATTGGGTTCCCTGTGCTTCTTCAGGTGCTACTTGACCAATCCACCATCGGAATCCATCCTTACCTAAAAAATTTGTTTTGAGTAAACTATTTTCTATCATTTTCTTCCAAAAGAGTCTCTAACTAATTTTAATTTTGAATATGATCCATTTGAATCAAAATAATGTGCGAGTTCCTTAATCATATATAGACCGCTAGTATCAGGATCAGCCTCCTTTCTTTCAGTGTTTTCTAAAGAGGGGAACTCACATCTGATAAGACTACCTGCGTTGATTGCAAGATTAAGTGGTATAGTGACCTCTATAATTTGCGTCATCAATTGATTATATCTCATCATTGATTGAGAATGTATTTTTGCAGGGTCTGCGTTTCTTTTTGCTGGATCATTCCAACCATCATCCTTGGCATCCTTTTCAACAGTTCCAACATCAAGCATACCTACAAATATCCTACTAGGTAAATCTCCAAGTGTCAAATCACTATCATCATTTATTTTTGGTAATGTAATTTGTTTACTACCAAGATTACTTGTTTTATCGACATATTTTTTTGAATTATAAACAATGTCTGGATTCAACCCAAATGTAACAGGATTAATGTAATATCTCATACTACTATAAGCACCTCTCTCCAATTTACCTATCAAATCTTGGTTTCTATCAATACCATATTGCAAAATTGAAAAATCTTTCTTTGGGTCATCTTTATCAATAACACCAGGATTGAAAGTATAATCTTCTCCAAAAGGTCTTTGATTTATCAAATTATCAATAGACTTAAAGTTTAGTCCTTTACTTGTTTCATAAAATAAAAAACCTGCTGTAGAATCTTCTCCATCACCTTTATATGCTATAGATTTAGATGCTAACCAAGTAATTACAGTATATGGTTTTTTCATATTACCTATAAATCCATATGGATTTTGAGTTTCATCTATTTCATTAATTTTATCTGTACTTAAATATTTTTCTATAATATCTTTTACTGAATCTGATATCCTTTGTGTTGAGGGAAATTTCTTACCTACCCTTGAAGTTTCATTTGTTAATGCTTCTCTTGAAACTAAATTCAAGGTTAATATTTCCTTTCCCGAATCAACCAAAACATTCGTGATTGATGATACATGAAAGTATTGTTCTGGTGTTTTTGAAAAATCAAGTCCATCCTTATTAACTTTTGAGTTTCCAGCTATCTTTATTACTACTCTCTCACCACCTCTAAGAGGAAGTCCATTATATAAAGATTTAACTTTACCATCTTCAGCCTTAACTGTATTACCTGTGTTAACAATGATCGCTTTGGCAGTTAGTGTAGGAGAAAACAAATTTTCATAATATGTAAAATTTACTACACCAGAAGACATATCAACAGTTTTTTTACCATCTGCAGATTCTATCGTAAATTTTTCGTAAAGTGACGGACTAGATGCTGACATTAGATTTGTAACATTACTTTTTGTACTCTTTTCATTATATCACTTGTGTTGTTGTTTGAATTAGTAAATGATGGGGTTGATCCTCCTCCACCTGAACCGCTACCAATTGAACCATCACCACCTACGTTTACTGGTTTCTCAACTATGTAGATTGTACTGGAAGCATTAGTTTGACGATTACCTAAATTATCTCTTCGTCTAACTGTTGGAGTTATACTCTCACCCTTATCAGGTTTCTCAATACTCGATGTAAACTCCTCCATCGCTGATTTAAGTTCTGCTGTCTTACCTTCTATTTCTTGAACTTTCGCATCTATATCTCCCATTGCTTCAGATTCATTTTCTTGATCATTATCTCTTTTCGTCTTTGTTCCAAACATATTACTCATAAAACCATTTATTTTTGCCAATACACCATCATTATCTTTCTGGTCTTCATTTTCTCTCTGAGTCTCCTGATTTTTTGATTCAACTGTCTCACCCTGAGATTGTGCCTCTTGAGATTTAAGACTTTGTATATCCTGATCAGTATTAATACCAGAAATCATATTATCATCATTTTTTTTGTCTACCTCTTGTTCATTAGTTTTAGATGGATTAAGCATAGTAAATGAGGATGGATCTACTTTTTCTTCTTTTTTGTCTCCCTCTTTGTTTCCAAATAAATCTCCTCTTTTATCAAGATCAGTCATTCCAAAGGTTGCAAAATCCACTGCACCAGTTAGTGCTCTCATGAAACCTTTTGGTCTTTCTTTCTTTTCAGTTGTCTCTGATTCGTCAGTTGTTTTGTTATCTTGTGCTTGTTCAGCATCACCCTGTTCAGCATCTGGATCTTCATCTGGTATAATCAATCCCTCATCAAATGATTTTAGACCAAGATTAGCTGGATTACCAAATAGATTAAAACCATTAACAAGTCTTTCTCGTAGTTTTCTTACACCACCCTCTGCTGATTCTAAACCTTCTCTTGCCTCCTGTTCTTTTTGTGAGAAAGGAAATCTAAACAAATTTGTAACAGCATTAGATATGCCCGTACCAAAATCAGTGAGGAAGTTCGTTATTGAACCTATAAATCCAGTAAGTATTCCAACTACCGTGCTTATTCTTTGAATTAAAGCTTTTACTCCCTCTATGATTTTTGGTAATTGATTTACAAACCATCCGATTAATACTATACCAAAAAAGTCTAGTATTCTTCCTAAAAATCCTCTAGTGCTAGCTGATGAAATACTACCAGTTCTTTTTGCAATACCTTGAACGGATGCTGCTTCTAATTCATCCTCTCGATCCTTTCTCCTTACATTTTCTCGTCTTCTTCTAAAAAATTCATTATCTTTTCCTATCAATCTTCTCTTAAAAATGTTATTTTCATTTGTACTTTGAACAATATCCCTTGCCTTAGTATTAGATTTAGATAATCCCTCATTAAAACTTACAGCAGAATCTCTAATAGTATTAATACTAATTGATGACTTTAAAAGTGAATCTCTCCTTGCTCTTATCGACATACTAGAACTCCGCTAAATTAAACATTGAATTAGCAAGTGCAGGGAAAGTATTAGAATTATCACTTGATCTTATGTTAGGTAAAGTATCTGATGAACCACCTGCAGGTTTTGCACCTCCACCTTCACCACCTGCATTTGTGTTAGAATTTGGTAGAGGTATATTAACAACATTAGAATCTTCAGAATAAACAAGATTCTCACCGTTATTATTTTTTGCCTTTGGGGTTATGGATAAATCTTCTGATTTAGTTGGATTTAGCATTGTAAAACCTGTTCCATCACCACCATCACCATCACCACCAGATTCTCCTGGTGGAGTCACACCTGTAAAAGAATCTGCAATTTGACCTGCCTTTCCTCCTATAAAACTAGAGACTAAACTTACTCCTAGCAATCCAATTAAACCTACACCAGTTGATACTCCCTCTGGAATAAGTGCTAAACCTGTAAAAAATGTAGCCAAACTAGCAAGTGTCTCTGCACCTGCACCAGTAACTGCTTGTGTTACAGTTTGTTCACCTACACCATCTCCATCATCGTCTTTTTTTAATCTATTTCTTACATCAAATCCAAAACCAAGAGTTTCAAGGACAGCAGTTAACGGACCACCAAAACCTTTGACTCCTCCAGTTGCAGCAGATGGTTTAAATAATCCACCAATAAGTGGAACTTTCTGCATGAACTTACCTGTCTGTTTTAATGCGGGACCAATTAATGGTAAACTTAATCCTAAACCAACCAATGCACCTATAGGTTTTTTTATGACATTAAATATAGCTCCTGGTACTCGTTTAAAGAAATTTTTTCCAGAGTTGGTAATATTTTTTCTAAATTTATCTACGTTTAATTTTATGAAATTTAAAACTGCTTTGATAGGAGAAACGACTAATCCACTAAAAGCGATACGAAGAATAGTACCAGCTAATGTTCCTACTAATCCAATTATCTTTCCTAATCCAACTGTTAATGCTACAGCGATTCCAGTAATCAACGCAAGATTACCAAAAAATCTTACTTTAAAATCATTTAAAGCATCAACATTACCATCAGACTTTAATCTTAAAAATGTTAATGTCTGGTCAACTAACCATCCACCTGCAAGAATAAGTAAAAAATTACCTAGTCTACTTAAAATACTTTGTCCTGCTACTGCAACTTTACGAACAGGTGATAATAAAGCATTCTGAACTTTTCTTTCTAAATCTGATTCTTTACCTTCTCTAAGTGATTGCTCTGCTAATACCGCTTCTCTTTTTTGTTTTGCTGCTTCTCTCTGCCTGTCTAATTGATCACTTATTGCTAAATTTGATTGTATACTTGCAAGGGAATTATTTAATTGAGAAACTTGTGCTGATACATTGGATAGTTGACCAGATACAGTTGTTAATGTTAGTGAATTTTGATTTAATAAACTTGTTACTTGAGGATCTGGAGGTGCGGGTGCAACAGCACGACCAGTAAAGACACTAGAAGATACACTTCTCCTAATACCTCTAATGCCTCCTGCTATTGGCGATGCTAAACCTTGTTCCTCATCCATTACGTTCTTGTTGTGCCTTTAAATTTTCTTCTTCAACATGTTGTTGTAAAAGTGAAACATAAATTTCTCTTTCCCAAGGAATCATGTTTTCTAGTTCTGTCAAACTATATTTATGGTGCTGCATCAAAGCAAAATTTAATTTAAAGTATGACACAAGATCTTCATGTGCCATACTTATCCGAAAAAATTCTGCAGCCCCTCTATTTTAATTTCACTCTCAACCTTTGTATTTGGATTGATTACTTTTACAGTGTGAGCTAATTTTGGCATAGTTTCAAAAAACTTCTCAACCATCTTAAATTGTGTTGAATTCAATGATTCGATAAAATCATTTAACTCTTTTTTTGTACAATCTGCAGATGCCCAAGACTCTTCTTCAGAATACACTTGATCAACACAAGATGCAATTAAATCAAATGTATCGTCAACATTCATATTCTCAACAGCACCAAAATTATTTTTGATGAATTCATCTAATGAAGGATACTTCATTCTTAATGTATAAGTATCATCTAGTTTAATATCACGTTGATGTTCTTTCTCTTTTTGTACCTTTATGTCATCAATATGAATTGACATCGGCACTTGAGTTTTTTTATCGTCAGGGCAAGTTACCATGACTTCAATATCTTCACCTACTGATTTTCCACGAATATTTAAAAACAAATATTCAATATCAAAAGTAGAAAGTTTTTCAACTTTTGTACCTCTTGTTAAGATACATTTTTTCAAAACATCTTTTACTGCTGTAGCAATTTGTTTTGAATCTTGCGATTCCATTGCTAAAATTAATATTTTTTCCTCTTTCACAAGAAAGGGTCTGAACTTAATTTTTCTTTCAGAAGATGGTAATGTCAACTCATATGTTGGAGTTGAAATGGTTGGTAATGGCATAATATTTTAAGCACTTCAGTGTGATTATTTATAGGGGTTTTTGAACCTTATAAATTTAAGTTCCTGTAAAATTACTTAATTGTTCGCTACTTCCGAATCCGTAACGAGTACTTGCAGCTCCTGTTCTGACTCTGGTGAAATCAGATGATAAAGTATAAGCAACATCTTCATTCAATAATGGCAATCCACTTTGAACTTCATTTAAAAACCCAAGTGTGTTTCTACTTATACCGTCGTCTGTAGGTCCTCTTCTTTTTTTATTCATATCTATTCCTAATGCTCTGGCAAGTGATGATGACTCACCACATACATACCTGTCAAAACTAAACGCACAAGTTGCTTTTAATACTTGAGAGTTTTGATAAGAAACTCTTGTTGAATTTAACGATAAAGGAAACATTCCAATAAATCTATATTCTAAGAATTGAGAATGGTTTGCTTCAAATTTTACAATTCTAGTATCATTAGATTTGTAATCTTCAGGGTATCTAATTCTGAAATGATACGAATCTCTAACTGGGTCAGCAGTAGATGCACCTGTAATATACTCCATCCAATGCTCTAAAAATTTAAGTGACTTATAATCATTATCAACATAAAATTCTAAATTTATCTGAGTAAAATTACGAGTATGTGCAAATCTTTCTATAACTCCCTGAAAATCTCCAGCAGTATTTAAGGAAGCTAAAGCACTACCTGGTAATACCGCATCACTACATAACAATCCAATGTTGTCTGATATGAAGCGATCATTAATACCCTTTTGTCTCATGAAAGTTCTTACAGAGGTAGGGGGTAATGCAAATTTTACTAAAAACTTTGATGTCTGAGCTACATTCTGTAACTTAGGCATTATATCTGATATTTTTCTCGGTCTCGGTGCTGGCACTCTAAATACAACTATAGTATAGTTATTTAGATGGCTTATAAGGGAAAATACTATCCATCATATCCTAGAAAGTATAAAGGTGATCCGACTAATATAATTTACAGATCACTTTGGGAAAGAAAGTTTATGGTGTACTGTGATAAAAATACTAAAATTCTTGAGTGGGGAAGTGAAGAAATTGCACTTCCATATATCTCACCCCACGATAGTCGAGTACATAGATACTTTCCAGACTTTTATATAAAGGTTCAAGAAAATACAGGTAAGATAAAAAGATATTTAATTGAAGTGAAACCACTTAAACAAACAACAAAACCAAAGAAACCAAAAAGACAAACTAAAGGTTATATTCGTGAAGCGTTTGAATATGCAAGAAATCAAGCAAAATGGAAAGCAGCAAGAGAGTATTGTGCTGACCGTATGTGGGAGTTTAAAGTAATTACAGAAAAAGAGTTAGACATATGAGTCGTATAGATCCTATAATGAAAAATCTAATCGGTACTGAAAGTGCTGATGATTTAGCAACAGAAGTATTAGGTGTATTGACTGAAGGAAGTAACGTTCCTGAAGCAGGAAATTTTTATGTTTTTGTATATAAAGCAAAAACACCTGGCATTGCTTATGACTCACACCCACTTGTTGCAGTGACTGATGTATTCTCTTGGGGATTCAAAGGATTAAACTATCATTGGGGTGAAATGAGACAATATACCTTTCCAGAAGTAGTTGGTGGTTTGTATAAAATAGATGAAATGGAGTTAAGAGATTTAAGAACTTTACCTTTTGTCAAAATCCTACTAAATACTTAAAAAAGAGGTCGATATAAATGGCACGAGGAACTTGGCTTCCAGATCCAGAAGCACAGAATCAATTAAATAAAGCATACGCTGCAACAGATAATCTTGGGTTAGATGAGTATGCAAGACAAACTGCTGCACATAAATTAGTTGGTAATTCAAAATTTACTAAACAATCAAAAAGAAGTAAAGATAGTGGAAAAGAAAAATATTTGTCATATCCCGTTGCAAGAACAGCAGATGAAAAAACAGGAGATACATTAAGAATTAAATGTGTAGAATATATACCACCACCAGATGCTGGTTTTGGTGTTGATGTAACAGGTGTATATAAAGAGAAAGACGGTGTGGTTTCAGTCGCCACTAAAGAAGAAAGAGAATCGAAAGGTGACGCTGGAAAAATAAATATTACGACTGATTTTACTGATGGTAACTCAAGAATGAGTAACCCTCAAAATACAAAAGTAAAATACTATATTGAACTTCCTATACCTCAAGAAGTTAATGATTCTAACTCTGTCACATGGGGTGAAGATCGTGTTAATGCGATTGAACTAGCGACTCTATCTCTTGCACAAAGAGCAATGGAGAGTGGAGTAGAAGGTATGGGTCAAGTAGCACAAGCTGGAATCCAAGCATTTCAGGAAGGTGTTAATATACCAGGTTTAAATTCTGAGACTCAAAAATCGTTAAGAGCTGCTATCTCAGGATATGCACTAAATGCACTAGGTTCACAAGTTTCATCTAAAAGTGTTATTGCAAGATCAACAGGTCAGATTTTAAACAACAACCTTGAATTATTATTTTCAGGAGTAAACTTAAGATCATTTCCATTCACTGTTACCTTCTCTCCTCGTAGTCCACGAGAATCAGATGTTGTGAAATCAATAATTCGTGCATTAAAAATGTCAATGGCAGCAAAAGCTGGAGAGTTCAAGGACAGTAGTGCACAAGGTATATTTTTAAAATCACCTGATTTATTTCAACTTGATTATCTTAAAGATGGAAAAAATCATCCATTTTTAAATCGTTTTAAATTATGTGCTCTTACTGGAATGTCAGTAAATTACACAAATGCTGGAACATACGCATCTTATAATGATGGTACACCAGTTAATATTAGAATGAACTTAACTTTTAAAGAAATCAACCCAATATATCATGAAGACTACTTAGAATCTAATTCTGGAACAGGAGTAGGTTACTAATGGCATACTTTAACGAATTTCCAAATTTATTATATCAATCTCCATTATCTCACAAAAATTCTTCTGGAGAATATATCATAATCAAAAATATATTCAGAAGAACTCGAATACAAGAGCATCTAAGAGAATATGTAACATTCTTCAATAAATTTGTTATTGGTGATGGTGATCGTCCTGACACAATTGCTAGTGCGTTATATGGTGATTCAAGATTAGATTATATCGTTGTATTATGTGCTGGAATTACAAACATAAACAACCAATGGCCGTTACAAGATTATCAAGTATATAATTATGCTTTAAATAAGTATGGTTCAGAAACAGAAATGAATGCTAATCATCATTATGAAACTTTTGAAATTAGAGACGAACAACAAAGACAAATACTTCCACCAAACTTAATTGTAGATAAAGACTTCAAGATTGATGGAACAAATCACAAATATCCAAGCACAACGAGATACACAATAAGATCTGATAGTGG